TAGCAGGGTTAGATACAACAGTAGATTGGAAAAATACAGGTGACAACTCCTATGATGGAGAAAAATTAAAACTACTAGTACACGACGAGAGTGGAAAGTGGGAAAGGCCTAACAATATATTAAACAACTGGCGAGTTACTAAAACATGTCTTAGATTAGGTTCTAGGATTATTGGTAAATGCATGATGGGTTCAACTTCTAACGCTTTAGATAAGGGAGGAGACAATTTTAAAAAACTTTATAATGACTCCGACGTTACCAAGAGAAACCGCAACGGACAGACTAGTTCAGGACTCTATTCTTTGTTCATTCCTATGGAATGGAACTACGAGGGATACATTGATTCTTATGGATTTCCTGTATTCGATCAACCGAAAAAAGACGTTGTAGATAGTTTTGGAGACCCAATAAAGATCGGTGTTATTGAGTTCTGGAAAAACGAAGTAGAAGGTTTAAGAGATGACCAAGACGGTTTAAATGAATTTTATAGACAGTTCCCTAGAACAGAGGAACATGCTTTCAGAGATGAAGCTAAAGAATCTTTGTTTAATTTAACAAAAATATACGAGCAGATAGATTACAACGTAGATCTTAATAATACATCAGTAGTAACCACTGGGAGTTTCCAATGGGAGAATGGTGTTTTAGATACACGGGTGTTATTTATACCAAATAAAGATGGAAGATTCAGAATATCTTGGGTTCCACCTTTTAATCTACAGAATCGTGTGATAGTAAAGAATGGGAGTAAATACCCAGGTAACGACCACTGTGGGGCTTTTGGTTGTGATAGCTACGATATATCAGGAACAGTGGATGGTAGAGGATCTAATGGGTCTCTACACGGGTTAACTAAGTTTAGCATGGAGGATGTACCTCCTAATCATTTCTTTTTAGAATATATAGCTAGACCTCAAACCGCGGAGATATTCTTTGAGGACGTATTAATGGCATGTATCTTTTACGGTATGCCTATACTAGCAGAGAATAACAAACCAAGACTGTTATATCATTTCAAAAGAAGAGGTTATAGAGGTTACTCAATGAATAGACCTGATAAGCTTTGGAATAAGTTATCAATAACAGAAAGAGAGATTGGTGGAATACCCAATTCAAGTGAGGATATAAAACAAGCACATGCTGCTGCGATAGAAACATATATAAACACAAGCGTTGGTCACACTGAACAAGGTTATGGAGACATGTATTTTCAAAGAACGCTAGAGGACTGGGCAAGATTCAATATAAACAACAGAACAAAACATGATGCTTCTATTAGTTCTGGGTTAGCTTTAATGGCTTGTAACAAGAACAGATACATACCATCGGCAAAAAAAGAGTATAAAAGTATTAACCTAGGTATAAAGAAATATGACAATACCGGTTCATCATCAAAAATGATTTAATAAATGAAAATACAAACTAATACTAATAGTTCATTCCCTAGCCAAGTGGTTAGTGACGAAGTAAAAGCAAGTTATGATTACGGCGTGCAAGTAGCGAGAGCTATTGAAGGGGAGTGGTTTCAGGAGGGTCGATCTGGAAATAGATACGCTCAGAGCTATAGTAATTTTCACCAACTTAGATTATACGCTAGGGGAGAGCAAAGTGTTCAAAAATACAAAGATGAATTATCTATAAATGGTGATTTGTCTTATCTTAACTTAGACTGGAAACCAGTACCTGTCGTATCTAAATTTGTAGATATCGTTGTTAATGGTATGTCAAACAAGTCTTATGATATCCAAGCTATTGCACAGGATCCTTTCTCTAGAGAAGAAAAAAGCAGATATGCTACTAATATAATCAGAGATATAAACTCTAGAAAAGTACTAGAAAAATACAAGAACAAATTAGGTTTAAACCTTTATAACTCTGCTAATCCAGAAGAACTCCCTGCTAGTAAAGAGGAATTGGATCTGTACCTGCAAATGAGTTACAAACAAACGGTTGAGATAGCTGAAGAAGAAATTATAAACAATGTTCTATCTGCTAACAAGTATGATCAAATTAAGAAGCGTACAGCTCAAGATTTAACAGTTTTAGGTATTGCAGCTGCTAAAACTAGATTTGATAAGACTGAAGGTATTAAAATAGACTATGTAGATCCAGCATATGTAGTATACTCTTACACGGAAGATCCAAACTTTGAAGATATATACTACGTAGGTGAAGTTAAATCAATAACAATACCAGAATTAAAGAAGCAATTCCCTGATATCTCTCCAGAAGAGCTAGAGAAGATACAGAAAATGCCAGGTAATTCTCAGTACGTAACAGGTTGGGGTAATTACGACGCTAACACTGTTCAAGTAATGTATTTTGAATACAAGACTTATATGGATCAAGTTTTTAAAATCAAAAAAACAGAGCAAGGGTTAGAAAAAACATTAGAGAAAACAGACGAGTTTAATCCACCACCAAATGACAACTTCGAAAGAGTACATAGAACTATAGAGGTATTATACACCGGAGCTAAAGTACTAGGTAATGATTATATGTTAGAGTGGAAGATGGCTGAGAACATGACTAGACCAGTAG